CCCCATCCTTCGTTTACAATCTTACTGCCCATCTGCATGATATCTTCTTTTCGATACAGCTTATCAGCATCTAACATTTTAATGCAGAATTTGCGTGTGTTAGCGTTGATTTTACCATCATACTTGTAACGTGTATAGAACTTCACCTGTTCGATGGTTTTATCTTGCTCTGATTTCGCATTAGGTCGTGCGCTGCCTGTACTTACAAAGTTGTGCGACATGATACGCGCATCATCTTCATCATCATGCTCGTAATCCACTTCGTATTCATCAATCAAAACCCAATCATCCTGTGCATCTTCACCCAATTGAATCAGTGCATCAGCTACTGCATCATCATCGAATGCTTCATGTACTTTTTTTTTATACAATGACTGCTGAATCTGCGATGGTGCAATGCTGCCGGGCTGTACATCCTTAAAGATTTCATCCACCTGTGCAGTAGATAACGTTGGAAATGCTGCACGTACCACCGCTTTTGCTGATGATACAGGCAACATATCGGATGCTGCCTGCATTACAATATCAACCAATGATGTAATCTGCGCACCATTCAATGCTGTTGCTGCTACATCAGTTGTGCCACTGTCTACTGTTGCTGCTTCTGCCTGCTGTGTTGTTAGTGGTGTGTTTGGTTTGATATTGAATGCAAGGTTAGGCATCTGCTCACCTAATATGTAAACCAATGCATCGCTGATTTTACGTTGTGCAGGTTCAATCACCTGATTGGTCAGGATTTCCAAACCTGTTGCCATCTCATCTTTGTTGCTGCCAAAGCCAGTGCCACTACGTAAACCAACGAGCAATGGTGTGACAATACGATGCGCTGTAATTATCTTCTCTTGCGTTTGCGAATTGATCATGTCAAATTGCTTATCAAGATCGCTAATCGGGAACGCTTCTATTTCTGTTTTCTGCGCTTCACGTTCATTAAAAAAGAACATCACCTTTGCTGCGTTGCTTGCACCTGTGAGCTTGTTTTCCCAATCACGCATCAATGCCATCTTCTGTTCAGGTGTTGCCTGACCATTGTAGAAATTTACAACAGTGCTTGGGAACATTCCATTACTCAACAGATTGCATTGGAATACAGAAATCAATTTATCGGTTTCAATTGCATTCACTGCTGACCAATAATCAGGTCGTGGGTAGATTTGACTACCTGTATAACTGAAACACCAATACACTTGCACCGGGTGCTCCATCTTTGTGAGTGGATTGAACTTTGGAATGAACGCTGGTGCATTTTTTTTCTTACGCAGATTGGACCAATCAGGTGAATGATAAATACCAATCTCTGATTCGTCATCTTGATCAACAGCAATACGGCATTCTTCAAATGGTATGTGATTGATTTTGGAAATCACGCTGCGATCATTTGACCAAATCACTTCGATATAAAATCCACCATGTAATTTGTAATCATGTGCGCAACCATACACAACCGTATCAACGTGCAATGCATCTAATTCATTTTGGTATTGCTCTGATGATACACCTTTACCTGCAATCATATCACCGATTGCTTTAATCAATGCACCATGTGTTGGTGATGTCTGCGACAATTCACGTAGGTACATTGGAAATAAATTGTCATCACCAAAATTTACCCATCCTTTGCGATCTACCTTTTCAGTATCAGCAACAGGTGAGTAAGCAGCCATCTGCAAATGCATTACATCAGATGGCAATGGCTTTACATCAGTGGTAGATAATGTCATCTTCGATGGTGTTGTCTGCGACATCGTAATATGTAGTATTATTTGTTAGTACAGCTGTTCCGCGTTCAATCAATCCTACCACTGATGCATTTGTTGGATCAGTGTTGACTGCTGAATTTTGTCCATACACTTCATACCGATAACGCCCGGCAATGGTTAGTGTATCTGTTGTAATGGTGAGCTGCGTGTATCTTCTATTCTCTGCAACAATGGTGGCAACCTGTGCCAATTCACTACCCACTGTGCTGTTTTCTTCGTGCGTAATTACAATTAGGTAATCAGTAAACGCTGTTGCGTAATACTGCCTTCCCTCATCCAATGACAATCGCACGGTTTGATTTGCTGTATCTGTAATTAGATATATCATTGGTTTACTAAATTAAAAAAAAGAGCAGGCGTTATACCTGCCCTTTTGAATTACTTATTGACTAACTTATGATACCACACTATACGGTGGATCAACAGTAATATCACCAAAGTTATCGAATGGTGTTGTGGTGTATGCTTCCAAATGTGATGCTGGCTCTAATTCTTCGGCAGTAAACATCACTTGATAACCCATCAAATCTGCTTTTTGCTGACCTGATTGCACGCTACCTTCTGTCATGAATGCACCGCTACCATAACCAACACACAAAATTTGGTCATCAAATGTGCGAACAAAGATGATGCACTTTGCTTTGGCAAGATTCAGGAATTCGTTACGCTTATCTTGTGACAGCTTACCAAATGTCCATCCTACTTTTTGCTCGAAAAACAATGTGCCGTTTTCCAAATTCTTTTGTGGCGTTTCGATGTATGATGCGGATGATCTGAATGGTACATAACGGAAAATGGTGGCAGTAGGTAGTGAATCAATTTCACCTGTTGTGCCATCAAACGTGATACCTGAATCAAAATCATCCCAATTAGCGATGAAGATTTCTTTAACACCGCCGATACCTTCGAGGCAATCTAATGTATAGCCCTTCGTCAAACTACATGGCATAGTTGTAAATTTTTAATTGGTGAAAACCACTGCACACACGTGAATGCATGCAGTGGTTTGATTATTTATTATTAAGATAGACCAGGACCGTATGCTGCAACATCAGCAGTAACAGCAATCTGTGCTCCGAGATAGAAACGTGCGCCATAACGAACGTTTTGTGAACCATCAATTGGAGTCATGTCGATGATTGATACATCGTTCATGTCGTTAGTCAACCATGTGCCAAGATGCAAGTTAGATTTTTGAACCATGTACATAGTGTTGTTAGGCATGCCCGGACATACTGCGATTTCGTACATACCAACGAATTTGCGTGCTACTTCAGGTCCTGAAGTTGCATACCATCCATTGCCTGCTGCAATTTGTGCTTGCATGTAAAGTTCAAATGTTGCATTGTTCATGTAGATCAATGGCTTTTCAGCTGAACCTTTGACTGCTGTTGGTGATTTAGCTACCAACGCCCAAATCTTTTCGATGATGTTACCTGATGTCAATGCTACAGGTGATGAAACGAAATTGATATCGCCACCTGCGTTAGCATCAATCAATGTGTTGAATCCATCGAATTGACCTGCTGTTGCATTAACACCTGTCCACATTACTGTTTCAAGGTTAGCAGCAATACCATTCACCAAACGCTCGATAATTGCATCTTGAATTTGGGTATTTACTTTGCCACTTAATACATCCTTTGTAGTCCAATCAGTAAAGAAATCTTTTTTACAGATTTCACGCTGCACTTGGAATTCTTCAAGTGTTAAGATACGCTCTGTGAGTGTAACTGTTCCTGTTGGTGTGAAATCACATGTGCCAGCAGCGAATGTGACGGTGTCATCAATCTTACGTGCTACTGATTTGTATGGGATGTTTTCGCGCAGGTTAACGTACTGCATTGATGCGTTCTGCAACAATGCCTTCTTCACAATCTCACCTGCCAATTCACCTGCATATGTGGTGGTGAGTGATAATGTAGTTGCCATTTTTTAGATAATATATTTAATTGGTGATGAGATTACTTATTACTGCGCAGGCGTTCCATCATTTCGCTCACGCTTTCTTTTTTTGCTGCTTCACGAACTGCAACACGGTTAAAATTTTCACGTACTGATGTAGCAGCTGGTGCTTTCTTCAATGCGCTCAATTCAGTTTTGGTGTTAGCCAATTCAGTGGTCACTGCATCTTTGCTTTGTGTTGCATCAGCAAGCTGTGCAGACAATTCAGTGCGCTCTGTTTCTAATGCAGATACGCGATTGGACAAAGAATCAATTACAGCCAATAGATCATCGCTGCTCATTTCTTCTTTTGTTTCAGCAGATTCAATTTCCGCAATCATTCCATCAGCACCAACGCTGATAGTGCTGCCATCTTCCAACGTGTATTCACCTTCAACCAATGCAACAGGATTGCCGTCTGCATCTTTTGTAAATACATCAACACCAACGCCCCATGCGTCTGCTGTGCTGTAGATTTCAGTGCCATCTGCTAACTTACCTGATGCAGACAATTTGATTTCTGCAACAGCATCAGCTGAATCCTCACTGAACTGCACACCATGCACTTCCGGATTGATGTTGAATTTTTGGAAAATAGCTTTCAAGTTTTCTTTTATGTTCATAGCTATTTGTAATTATGTATTATTGTAGTGCATTATCACGCATTACCCGTGCGTTAACATATCACGCAAATAATTTCATATATTTATGGATGTCACCATCATTACCTGCCTAAACAATAGACCTGATGTATCACGCATTGCATTTAATTGTATTGATCGCTTGCGCAGTAAATCATACCATCGCATACAAGTGGTGGCTGCTGTTACTGAAAATGAAGATTACCAATTAAGCAGTGATTACTGTGAGCATGTACTAACAATTGAAAACATACCGGGCAAAAAATGGAATGCTGCTGTATTGCACGCGCATGTATGGACAGATGCTGATTGCTACATGATAATCGGTGATGATGATTGCATCAGTACAACATACTTTGATCAGGCAGTGGAACGTGTAATGTTAGGTGCGCATCACGTTGGATTGAAAAGCAATGTGTTTTATGAACTGCACAGTGGAAAAGCAATGCACCACACATACAAATTTTCAATTGACAAATTGATTGGTGCTGGTCGTATGATTAGCAATGAAGCATTAGAAGCAACAGCATACACATCACACGTTGAAATCACACGTGATTACGATGATGGATACATGCTGCTCAAAAAAGGCGAAAAGAAATGGATGCCTGTTGATGCTGCGCGTTATTTAGTCGGGTATCATTACGCAAAGCTGATTGAAGCAGGTAGATTTGTTGGGCTGTTTCCTGATAATGCAAAGCGATCATTGGATCACACATGCGAAATGCGATTGGCTTTGTCCGGGTATAAACCACACGCCATTGATAATGCTGACAGGCATGATTTGATTGACTTTAAAAGTGAACGCAACATTTGGTCCTATTCCATATTGCAGGATAAATGCAGAGCAGTCAAAGATGGTATTGATCCGTTGTGGTTTCTATCCGATACAGAACGTAAATACGTGGAATCATTCCAAAAAAAATAAGGTGCAGCCATCGCCACACCTTAACACATAAACCAAAAATCAAAGTTCCACACAAACGAGTGACAAAGCTACACAGAAGCAAACAGCTTTTCAATCTCTGCTAAAAATAATTTTTCATTTGTATTGCATTCAGCCATTGATACGTTCACTTCACTAAAGTAACCTTCGATGCTGAATCCGCGCACCTTACCTGCTTTGATATCATTCCACACACTGTCATCTTCAACCTTTGCGCCAATGAACCATGTACCATCAGGCAGTTCATTCATTCCCAATGCAATGCTTTTATCTGCATCACCTTCCTTAATCCATGATTCAACCACAGTAACACCATTCACCGGGTATTTGTGATCAATGTTTGCATTGTGGTGCAGGTTCTTTTGAAAGAATTGATGCGCCACTGATTCAATTGTTGGCTTGCGAAACACAACGTAGTATTCTTCTAACGTGCCTGCATCAACACGCAGTATTTCCTTATCAGGAATCATCGCAGGTCCATAGATCATCCTGCGTTCATCATTGACTGCGGATAATTTAATGTGCTGTAATGCTATCCAATTTTCTTCAATAGCAGGCACATCCACCAAACCCATTGCGACAATGCCTAATCTGCCTGTTTCATCAATGGTGCATTCTACTAACTTTCTTTGTGTTTCCATTTTTGTAATTATAATCTTGCTAAATCCTGTACTTTATTACGTGCTTCCTGTGCACTTGTGACATCACCTGCTAACACGTATGCTGGTGATGGTCCTAATTGCCCCGGTCTATTGTTTATGAACGCGGATGCAAGCGGATTAAATTGTGGCGCACCACCTTCCGCTGCACCGGGTATTGATGGATTAGGTGTGTTATTACCACCACCACCACCTGCATCAAATTTGGTAGCTAATATCTTTGCTATGTTGGCTGCTGATGTAACTGATGCAAATGCAAGTGATGCAATACCCGCAGGATTAGGTAATGCACCAATAGCTACAGGTGCCTGTGCAAGTGATGCCGTAATTGCTTTGCCTGCGTCAATGATTGCACCTGCCAATTGCATCTTCTTATTGAACTTAAACTGCTTCTCTGCTAATTCCTTTGATGCCTTTTCATCACCTTTTAGCTTGCTTTTTCTATTCTCAAAGTACACATCACCTAATGCAGACAATGCACCAAATCCTTGTGATGCTAAATTCAATTGATCCTGTATTCCTTTGATGCGTGCTTGCCTGTCTTCTTCATCCTTTTTGCGCTGTTCATCTCTATACTTATTATCAATGGCTGTGATATCCGCAGTGTATTTTTCTTCAATCTTGCGCTTCAATTCTGCGTTATCACCAGCAGCTAATAAATCAGCTTCGTACTTTAATGTCAATTCAGCTAATTCCTTTTTGATTCCATCCTGCAAAAGTGATACACCCAATTCCTGTTGTTTGCGCTTTTCTTCCGCTGCTTTATCATCTGCTTCCTTTTTCTGTTGTGCTAATACTTCTGCTTGCTTGCGTGCTTCTTCCTGCTCTTTTAGATTGAATTCTGTTTGGCGTTCTGATTGCTTTTCTAACAATAAGAATAATTCATCAAATTCCAATTGATCAATCTGTGTGAGCTTTTCCTGATTTCCTTTTGCTTCCGTGCGCAGGTTAGCATATTTGGTTTTGAATTCCTCTAATTCACGATCATCCTGCGACAATCGCGCTAATCTGTTTTCTTCACGCTGTTTATCTAATTGCTGCTGTAATTTATCATCTTCATTTTTGATTGAATGGTTTGTTTCTCTATGTGATTTGATACGCTCATTATTAGATTTTTTATCATTATCTAATTTTGTTTGTGCTGCTAATGCAGCATCCTGTGCTGCTTTTAATGCTGTATCACCAACCATTGTTTCTAATCCTGCAATATCACTTACATTCGATTGCATTTTTTTATTCAGATCATCCACCAATGTTGTTGCTTCTTCCAAATCAGTTGTGATGAATGCAGCAGCATTAGACATTTGTAATGCTATTTGCGTTCTATCCATTGACAGTGATGCCTGTTTACTACGTGCATCAGCTAACTGTAGTTCTAAATCTAATTGTTCAGCATATTTTTTTTCTAATAATGATCGTGCTGCATTTGCTTTTGCTTCTGCTTTAATGGTTTCAATCAAACTCAATTTAGCAGCAGTTAATGCATTGGTATTATTGATATCTAAATTTTGATTTGCTAATACATCCGGATATAATGTCTGCAAATCTTTTAACGCCTGTTTGCGATCTGCTTCTGCTAAATTTTGATTGCTCACAGCATCAAACAAAGCATCTATTTGCACTATTTGCTGACCAATAGTTTTATTATTAGTTTCCATTTCAGCAGTTAAATCAGCTGCTAATTGCTGCTGTCTCTTTGTTTCTTCTGATACACTGCTAATTGCTTCTGCTAAATCATCCCAATAAACAATCAATGCTGTTATTGCTGCACCAATCCAAAACAATGGGTTAGTGAGTAATGCTTTGCCTAATGATATAACAGATGATGCTGCATTATTTACACCTGCTGATAATGTCTTAAAATCTAATCGCCCAATGTTTGCACCTAATCCCTGCGCTGCGCTTGCTACACCTTCAAAATCTAAATTCAATAAGCGATCACCGAGCAATTGTGCGTTATTACTTAAACCCTCAAATGCATTACCAGCATTCGCACGCACTGCTTCCGATGCATCATTGATTTGATCCTTTACCTGACCTGCACGTATTGATAATTCTTGAAATGCTTTTGAGTTTGGATCTAACGTAGCCAATTGCTGCTGCATTTCACGCAGTTCCTTTTTCAATGATGATGTGCTATTGGCAGCTGTCTGCATGCCTTTGCTCACTGCATCAGTTGCCTGCAATGAATTTCCTGTATCTACATCGAATGTACCGACTACCTTAAATGCCATGCTGAATAATTTTAATTGTGATGTATAGCAAACACGCTGCGACTATTACACGCCATATCCATAATGTAGTAATGTACGCTGTTTTTTTCCATTTTGCCCATGACCATTTTCCATGTTCAGGTAATGGCATGCCCAAACGCAGCAAATTAACTACGTTGCTAATGCTATTATTTTTTTTGTCTATCATGTGATGAACTGTGTGTAATGCAATGCACCCACAATGCGGATGTTGCTGTGTGGAAATCCTGTGCCTGTTGCTGTAATACGTAACCGATGCTGTGCAGTGTTCGTTGCTGTATCAATAGATGCATTCAATGTGAATGTGGTGAACGTGTTTGCTGTATAAACAGTGTTCACTGCACTCGCGCTGGTGGTGGTGGTTTTCTTCAAATAGAATGTGAATACACCATATCCGTAATTGCCGATGTTATCTGTTGCTACATTGACAATGAGCATGCATGCCCATCCTGTATTGTTTGGCAAATTCAATCTGTTAGATGCAATACCTTCAATCAACAATTCAATCGCATCACCGCTTGCATTCCATCCATCCTTTGCGCTGAACATCACCGTGCCTGATTGCACCTGACCATTGCTATTGGTCCTGTCATCTGTCATCCATCCACCACCAATGTGAAATCCGGATGTTTTGGTCAATGCGTTTTTACCAATAACAGCAGCACCGCGTACATCACCGCTAATGGTTAGCGTATCACCTACTGCTAATGACCTGCTGTTGCCTGAATCAGCTGTGATGAATTGACCTGCAAACACTGACTGTGTTACATTGGCTGCTGCATCCAATCCAAACGTGGACATGATGTTGTTGAATCCCTCACTTGTTGATTGTATTGCTAATGACCTGCGCACACCGCCCGGATCATCAGGCACAATGATATCACCGCCTATGTTAGCAAAGCAATCAGTACCATTCCATGCATAGCCATAACGCACACAACATGCTTCTGTTGCTGGTGCTGTATCACCTTCTTGATTATTGAATACAACAATACCATCTAAACCAACAGCCACAGGAATCAACGCGCAATCAGGTGCTGGTGTGACAAGCTTCATTAGCTTCACCTGTGTAGTTTCAACATCACCAATTTTGTAATCATTGATTTCGATGATGCGCCAATATGCTTCCTTCACGTATATCTGATCGCCAAATGAAAAGCTAATGATGTCGGTTAAATCAAGCGCAAAGTATGCTTCCATGATTCGCGCTTCACTGCTGTATATACCATTCAAATAATCACGCCAATACAGATTGAACAGGTTATTGTATGGATTAGTAGTGATATTATGTATGGATGTTTCAGGTGACCAGTTCAAATCGTAATCATCAAACTGCGCATTGATGTCGCTGTAATGATTCCATGTGCGCACGTTGGTTAATGCAACAGCTGCTGCTCCATCATCGTACATGATGATATCATAACCACCAGCATCGTATAAGCAACGCGGACCGGGTGCTACAAATTCCTTAAATTCAGGATTTACAAACATGGGTATGGTGATGGTCGTGCCGGGTATGTTTGCACATGGTGTTGGTCGTGTAACCAATTGCACTGTCATTTCACCTGTGAGAAAATCGGATGGTACATCCTCTGCACTAATGCGATATCCATTGATTTCATAATTGCCATATATGCGCCCATTGTCAATGAATAATTTATTCAGTGCATCATCCGCAGATGCATAAGTGAACGTAGTTTTTTTACGCTGCAAATCCTGCGTGCCGTAAATCGTGATGTCTTTACTGATGTCTAATTTGGATGTCCAATCTACAGTGTTACCACTGCCGATGTAATCAAGTGCAGGTATTACGCTAACTTCATTTGGTATTTGGCGATTAGGAATGATCATGCAATTGTGCATCGCAATGACATCACGCACGAAATCAATTTGCTTCATGTCAGGTGCGTTCAATGGCATGTTCATGGTATGACCTGCAACAGGTGCAACACTGATTATTTGAAATCCACAACCTTCATTCAGCAACCCACTATCTGATTCATGCAATAACGTAATATCAATTGCACTGAATGTTTCTATTGAGCTGGTGATGTTGCCTAAAATTTGCACATAAAATTCGACTGTATCACCTATTTCCAAATTGATTGCTACCTGTCCTGATAACAGCAGCACATCATTTGCTGATTGCGAGTAATACGTGTTTGATGCAAATACAGTTGGAAATACAACGTTCCCATTTTTTGATGCAACCAATTGCACGGTGATGTTTTGGTAATCTGTAACTGATGTACCAATGTCAAATTTTACCCATGCCTGAAATGTAACCGAACCTATTATCGGTGATGTGTATGTGTATGTGCCTGCGTTATAATCACCACCATTATCGTACAATTCTTCATCTGCTTCAATTTGATGCATACCAAATGTTGTGATATTCAAATCACTGTTGATGTATGCACTAAAAAAAAACTGCTGCTGTAAATCTGTTGGTGTGATATTCTTGCTATTGCACCATACCATCCAATACGATTCAAGATAGGACATCAGCGTTGATGCATTCAATACAAATCCTGCATCATTAAATATCTGCTGCATGATGTATGACCATTTCAATGCTGGTGTTAAATCACCTGCATATACCGGCTGCAATGCATTCAATACCGGGC